GTGATAGGAAGAAGTTCTTTTCTTGGGGTACACCGACAGATGACATTGAGTGGTTCACTTCTGACATCAGCCTTTACATCCCCTCAACTTGCGAGAAAATCTACTCGACTGATTCTTATGATTTAGCTGTCAGAGGCAGGACTATTGCTGGCTGCAAACTGCCAAATCGTGACTGTCTTCAGGACTTAATGGGGTTTCTTGGAAGTAAAGTTGGCAACTACCTGTCTGTTGTGGATGCCATCGTTCAGGAAGTCAATGTGTCCAGAGGTCAGAACTGTAAGCCACATCAGTTTGTTCTCAAAGCGATATTTGGTGGAAGGGCCAAGTTGTTGGTTAAGCCGACTAAGATGAATGGACCTGTCTTCTTTAGTGTACTCTATAGCAAAGAATGCTTTATGGAGCAGTTGTATGGTTCTGTTTTCAGGCCAACCATAGACCTTGGTGACTGTTTTTGCACTGAGTTTGTGTCACTAGATAAACACAGAATAACAAACCTCATAGGTATACAGTTCAAAGAGTTTGGCCACATAGAAAACTGGCTGGAGCTTAGCAAATTGTCATATGACAAAATGAACACATCTGAGGAAGCGAGAGATTCTTCTTCCCACGCTGCATTCTCTTTGCTTGTCAAACTGGAAGACAAGCAAGTGACTAGCTCTGATCTGCTTCAGAGCAGGTTCATGTACATGGAGATGGTTACCAATAGGGCCTCAAACCCTTCTAAGGTCTTTCCAAAGTTAGGAGACTGTAGATCTAGACTGCAGCTGTGGTTTCAAAAGAGAATGCTAAAGATATCGTTTGACTGGACCATGTCTGGCTCAACTGCAACGCTGCTTAAACTGCAAGAGGAAGGAAACCGGTTCTCAGACTTGATCGAGGGGAATGTCATCTCCTTTGTCACAATGAAGAGAATAAGAACCCTTCCCTTTATGCTCAACCTATGCTACATTGGTGTCAGGCACAATAAAGACGCTGGCGAAGCAAAACACGGTTACCTAAAGATATTTTCCAAGATCATACAGCAAGAGCTCAAGATGATAGACACCAAGCCAGAAAACATGGGCCACACGTCAAAAGGCTTGACTGAGTTGAAGACGCATGAGTTCAACCTTGACTGGATGTGCATCGTTGGCGACGAGTTGAAGTGTCACATAAAGAAGAATGTTGGCAATTATGAAGTGTGGTCGACGTTCGGTCTTGAGAAGCACCTCATAAGAAAAACTATGGACGAGCTTGCAACACTGAAGAAGTCAGCGCTAGAGCCGACAGATTATGACTATGCTGCTTGCAGAGACAGGCACAGGTCCTCCAAGAAGGATTCCAAGCCAAAAAGAAGGGAATATTGTTTGCTTGAATGCCTGCGACTGATAGAGAGTTACATATTCATGAAAAATGACACTGGCTGTTACATGGAAGTGATGGGAGAATTAATCGAATCGTGCAATCAACGCAAGATACCAGACATAATGGCCAATCTCTTCAAGAAAATGCAGCTTTCAGGAGTTAGAGAGATCTTTGTGTTGAGGTTCCTAGACAGAATAGTTGTGAACTTCGTGGAAAGCATTGCAAGATACTTCTGCTCTCAAGTTGACATGGAGATGCAAACTCACCCGGAAAAGAAGGTTGTTAGAACTCGCATGCATTACTCAGAACTCAAATCAAAAAATCCGGCATGCCTTCCTCAGATGACTGCTATGAATTCAGATGATGCCTCAACTTGGTGTCAAAGGTTTGTGATGCCCGTGTTTGGCGTGTTGTTCACTAGGCTTCTTGGTGAAAGCAGTGTATTTCTTAACCCTATCTTGAAAGTTTTGAACATGATCACAATGAAAAAGCTAGAACTTCCCTTTGAACTACTCGAGCTGCTCTCAATGCGAAAGGAAGTCAAGTCCGCCACAGATGTAGGTATGAACATACTTAAGAGTCAGTTCCTCACTGGCTCTACTCTTTACGACGATGGATCAGGTCCAAAGGAAAGGCAAAAGCTTATGGAAATGGGTGGGATCTTCCTAAGCAACAAGTCAAACTTCATGCAAGGAATTCTGCATTACACTAGCAGCCTAACACACTGTGGCCACTTACTTGCCGTCATAATGTTCCAAAAATCACTAGCGAAAAGCTTTGGTTACATCCTGCTAACGACGCCAAAGATTTCGTCTGATGACTCTTCTGAGATAATCAGCTTGATTGGGAAAATTGGCAGCAAGCTCTCAATGATGGCTTTAGTCTTAAAAGCTATTTGTTTCATGAAAGCTGTCTCGTACCCTTACTTCACTGCCCAGCAAAGTGAGGAGAAAAGCACCAGTGTCTCGTTTTCGGGCATAGAGGAGTTCAATTCACTTTGGATATCAGGGGACGTTGTATGCTCACTTGCGATAAAGTTTGTCGAAGCTTGCCTCAGAACTTCCTCAGTTTCAAGGCTTGAGGAGAGGTTCAACACCTACTCAACAAATCGCCAACAGCTGCTTGAAAACACAGGCTCAATTCAATTGACAGCCTGCTGCCAGGTTGCTCAGTGCTTCATGCATTACACAATGATGGGAAGCTCAACCAATCGTATCTTTCATGAATATGCAACCGCGCTCACACTGAAGCCACATCCGTCATTGGGTTTCTTTCCTTTTGAGCTAGACATAGCATGCGGTTTGTTTGGTCAGCAGTTCGCAAATTATCTGTTGATAAAAAACTGCGATCAGAGCTCCATGATGCATTCAAAAATAATAAATGAAGAGAGTCTAGAGTACACTAGAGAGGGTACAGCTGTGACCAAAGCTTTCTTGACATTCGGTCAAAACAAGAGATTGTGGGATTTCAGGAAATCCTGTGGTTTCAATCACTCTGAGATAATAGACTTCTTCAACTCGAACCCAGATCTATTCCTCAGAAGCCCTTTGAATAGAGAAGAAACTAAGATGCTAATCATGAAAAAGATACTCTCTAATCAGATAGCCGACTCTTTTATGTTCAGCACCGACTCTTCTTTGCATGCAGCCAGTGTGTATATATTACAGACAAAGTGTATCACTTATCTTGACAAAAGCCCTGATCAAGAGGCACAAGAGAAATCAAAGAAGTCCCTGTACGAGTTGGTCCACAATTTTAGCCACAGTGATTCAGTTCTCTCTCAGGATTCACTTAAGACTCTATTTCCAAATTGGAATTTGCTATCTTTAATGGAATCTTGCTGTTCTGATTTGCAATCTTACACAATTATAACAAAACAGAGGAGCAAGATCAATATAGTTGACATTAAAATACCCAGAATGGAGTCGACCACAGCAATATCACTAAGAGATTGCGTCCAGACCCTTTGGTTTCACAATAAAGCATCAAGGTTGTCAAAGTCAGCTGCGCTATCGTCCTTCAATAAGTATAAAGAAGCTTTTAGTTGGTTGAAAGACTCTTACATAGCAACAACGACTGGCGGTGACTTTCCCTTTAACTCTGGATTCTCACTAATGAACTTCATAACAAGCGCGATCACAACACCAAAGTCAGTCAAAGTTCTGACCACTGCAAAACCACATATTGGCATATATGAAACCTTGCGTGACATCATCAAACAGAGTCAGATGCCCCATTGTGATCTTAGCAATTTCGAAGCTGGAGAAAAGGCTCCTCAGGCAGAGTTGAGATATGAGTCTAGGCTAGACAAGGTGAAAGTATCACTCATGCTTCTCAAAAAGTTGCCAATGGACGAAACCCTTAGGTCAGTGTTAATGGAGAGAGTTCTTCAAAGCTCTGATGATGGGTTAGCGAGCATGCTTCCTCTCGCATCAGACAAGGATTCAAATCTCATCGTAGCAATGATGTTAGCAAGAGGGGAAATCGTTTCGTTGGGAACTTTGAAATCTGCAAAAAAGCACTACTCCTTGACTTGGTACGATAAAGAACAGGTTTTCGACAAGGCTAGTGGGAGTTGGAAGGGTGAGGGAATTTTTAATGTGTTGTTTGCTCCACATGGGGCAGAGAGTCTTGTTCAGATAATCTGGAACAAAGACTCTGAGGTTAGCATAGTAACACCAGACGCCAGACTTCTTGAGAGAGATGAGTTTCTTAGAATGTCTAAGCAGAAGGGATTCTTTAGCAGCAAGCCGCTAACCTCCAAACATAAAAATCGATATAATCCTGACACTGGAAAGCTCGATGTGAAAGGCGTTCCTGTGTTCTCTCCTGTTGGCGAAGCCCGTATGCCGGATCTTGACAACAAATTCTTGAGTCTTCACTGTCGGGGGGGAGACATCAGGCTCAAGACGCAGGATGACAAAAGAGATTTAGCAGTGTTGAGTGTTTCCTTGGACAATTTTTCAATAGTTCAGGATGAAGGCATAGAAGTTGGAAGCTCAGAAATCTGCCGGTCTTGGGTCTCAAATAAGCCCCTTGAGCTAAGCTCAATACTCAGACTGTTCAGTGACTCTAGAGATGAAGAGCGCTTGTTTATGCTGACTGCTCTCGAGTCGAAGATGAAGATGTGGGAGGTCATACAGTCAAAGAGCGTGTCAATCTCTTCAAGCATCAACGTTGAACCCGACGACATCCAGCTTGACTTTGAGGATTGGATGGCTTCAGATCTGGCGCTCAACGAAGAAGATCAGTTCTCCATGTTGTTCATGAACAATTCAGAAGAATCCGAGTTCGAGTTCACAAGTTTCTACGACAATTTTTCATGTGAAGAAATGAACGAAGATGATATTGAGATGCTGCTGAGCCGGAGTGATAAACGCAACACTGTTGACATCATGTCGAGTTCAAGAATGCTTGAGAAGCTGGAGAACCCAACAAGAAAGGCAAGGAGTTGCCTAAGGAAGGTGTGGGTCTCCGGGCTGCCTCCATCCGACGAGGAGCTCTTATCACTCCCAGCTATAGCAAAGCAGCTTTCGAGCTGGCTAGTCGAGCTCAGGACTGTCAGACATGGCGAGTCCCAGTGATTCTATATCACTTCGAATACGTATTCAATCAGTTGAT